CCGACTTGTTGAAAGCTTCCTTGTTGTTTGTTGTTGGGCATCTAAGTTCCTTGCTCTCATCATCGATGTCGCTGCTTGCTGTGCCATTAACTGAGCAAGAGCCTGATCTCTAGCAAGGCTTACTGCAAATACAGAAGCAAGTTCATACTCAACAGCAATAGTAAAATATGAAGGCCATCCCTGTTCATTTGCCCTATGAGTATAATCTAATATTAACTCAGAGTTGGCAGACTCATTGCAAAACAACTTATCACCATAAGTCTGATATTCTATAGGTGTGTCATTAATAGTTACAACATGTGTCATTAACCAACCGCTTGGGAGTTGATAAGCTGCATCAAATCTACCTGTTGGTGCATCTGATAATCTATTTAAAACTGCTTGATCAGTTGAAAAGCGCCAGCGTGTATTTAGCAATGATGCTCTAGCAACATCTTCATACATATTTGAAGCAATTAATGCTTCGTTATTTCCATCATCAAAAGATGTAATAGGTTCTGCACCAATCAGAATAAGAGCGCGGCTACATACATCTACTGGTGAACTTGCTGCTGTGCTAGAAACTACCATACTAAATCCTCAATAAGAAGGTGGGGCCGAAGCCCCAACCTATTAGTCGCTATCGGTTTCAACTACTGCCGTACCATCAGATACGTCAACAACAGAACCAGTATTTGAAAGAACAGTACAAAAACTTGTTGTCGGAACATTACTATCGCGAACGATAATTAAGTCACGAATAGCAAGCATGTTTGCTGCACTATTAAAGTAACCAGCAGTGTTTACAGTTGCGATAGCATCAGCAGATGTATACATCCATAAGCTACCGTTTGAATCACCACCAACACGAGTTAGTCCACTTGAAGCAAAAGCCATTTTCTAACCCTCCTAGTTATTATCTAATAGTTCATAGACACCTTCGTTATCAATAACGACGGAACCCATAGACATCATAGATGTGGTTAAGTGTGAAACTTTTTCAGCAATGTAATTAACTTCTGTTGTTACATCAGAATTAATTCCAAGCCCAATAGCGGTTGTGTGATAAACAAAGTTCTTACCACCAGCTACAGCAGACGTTGAAAAGATCTTGAAGCCCAAGAACTCTTTCATTGTCATGCCACCAGCAAAAGGTAAGTTTTGATCACCAACAAAATCACTTGAAGCAAATTCGTTTATAGCAAACAAATCAGCAAACCCAGCAGGAGACATTGCGATATAACGCTGTCCGTCTTCTGGAAGATCTGCATTGCCCATTGTTTCAAAAGTTGACAATAGATCTGCTTTTTCAACAGCAGATGATGTATCGTGAAGCTGAGTTGAATTAGCACCAGCATCCATAGCTGTTGTAATAATCTCGTCAGTTTTACGACCCAACGCAGCAGCAGCAGATTGAGCAACAGCCTGACGTTCGTTGATATTAATTTTCAACTCATCAAGTTTGTCAATATACTCTGGTGCATAGAAGTCAGCCATAGTAACTTCTACGTTAGTGTGTGCAAGCTCCATTGGAGTTACGTTACCATTTCTGGATTTTGTATTTGCTGTGCCTTTTCCAATTACTTGGAATCTTGCAGTCGAGCCAGTAACATTCGTAGTTCGTACTGTGTTCCGTAGTTTAGAACCCATACGCTGATACGCCATGTGTACTTCTGTCTCGAACTGTTTGATAAAGGCTTGATCGATTGTATTAGCCATTTTTTCAGTCCTAAATTGAAGTTTCTGGTTGCGACGAGTATCCGATTTTCGACTTCAACTTGGGTGTCCTTATGGGCCAATCAGTGTATTACGGGTCGTTGTGGTTCATCATAAACACAATTCTTATCTAAATTACAATAAATAAATTCATAATATTTATTTTCACCAACAGCAAAAACACCAACTGTTTCAAAACCAAGCCATTTTGCCCACTTAATCATGCCCTCATAATCAGCAAGAATTGTCATGCTTACTCTAGGATGATAACCAGTTAGGTATTCAAGAAGCATTTTTGATCCCCTTGCAAGAAGCATGTAATTATCAAAAGCTTGATTAGAAAACATTGCAAACATTTGAGGTGTATCTTGATCTTCATTAAAGAAAAGGCCGCCCGTCATAATGATTGGGCCGCCTTCTTTTTTAACTACATATGCTTGAGCCTCATGATACATCTTGGTTAATGCTTCATTAATTGAAGGATAACCTAGTAATTTTAACTCACGCCTATTTTCTTTTGAAAGATTATTTTCAATCTCTTCAATGTGATAAGAGTGTAAACAAGTAAGATAATAATCCCCTCGTTTAATTATTCTTGGTTCACTTGTAGATTTGTTGATATCCTTCTGTGACCTGCTTGATAAAGTGTGGGTCTCTGTCTTTCCAGTATCTTGGGTCATTCATCATCTCCCTCAATTCTTGCTCAGTTGGTCCAGCAGAAGGTTGACCACTTTCAGAAAAAGAACCATCCTTCATTTTTTCCATAATTGTTTCCATAACCATTACACCATCAGCAGTTTGAAAAAGTCTTTCTATTGCTGGTAATTGTTCTTCTGTAAACATCTTGTGAGCAAACATTGAAGCAGCTTCTACTCTAGCATTTGCATTGTCACCAAGCTTTGCTTCTTCTGCATCTATATCTGGTGCATTTGACATCATAGCATCAGCATAAACATTTATACCTTTTTCAAACTCTTCCTGACTAAAACCATTTTCAAAAGAATGATTAGCCCACCATTGAAATAACTCGTTATCATTAGCAGACTCAGAATCAACATTGTCTGGTATTTGATAGTCACCAACAGTTTCTGGTCTTTCGCTAAAGGCTTCAGTTTGTATTTCTTCTATAATGCTATTTCTAATATCTTCTTCTTTAGACCCTAGCTTTGACTCAAGTTCTTTATAAGCCTTAGCTAGATCCTCTCCTGAGTTGTATTTTTCTGGCAACCATTCTGGCCTGTCACTTGTTGCTTCTGTTGTTTGCACATCAGCCTCTGTGACAAAATCTCTTCCATCAGCTTGTGCTACTTCAACTGCTTCTTCCGTACTCATATGTTTTTACTCCTATGTGCATGTTGAATTCTTTGTTCGAGGAGGCCAACAATATATCTTTGCCCCTCGATATGACGTAATTGTTCTGTAGAAACATTAGGGCCATGAACCAATTCAATAGTTATTGATCTTAAATATTTAATAACTTCTGCACCTGTTGGTGTTTTAAATACTTCGGCAACATTTTGACTTATCTGCCGTTCTGTTTGTTCATTACGTTTAACCCCATCTATCCCTAAAGACGGTAGTTTTTTAGTTTGCAACTTGTCCTCCCTGCTCTTCCATTTGACCTTGTTGTGCTTGTGCAGCCATTTGTTGCATCATCTGCGTTATTTGTTTTCTCTGCTCTTCATCTCTTACCAAACTATCAGGAACACTAAACTTTTTAGCTAGATAAACAGCAACCTCTTCTGGATTAATAATAACAGGCGTTAGCTGTGGGCCAAAAGTAGTTTGAACCATTTCTAAAAATCTACCAACAGTAGCTATATCTTGATTGTTTTGCGCTTGCGCTAATGGAGAAACAGATCTTATCTTTACTTCCCTACCATTTACGGTTGGTATTTCAATACGCCCTTGTTTCTTAAGAATATAAATAACTCTTTGCAAAACAGGTTGAACTAATTCAGCTTGTAGCCTTCCGAATGCATCACCCATACGCCTTGATAAATCTGCCATTCTTTCAGCTACTTCAGTTGCTGATGCAGGTGTTTTGTTAGGGTCGCCTAACATTTGATTATAGAGCGCCTCTTTAATATTTGTTCTCATTTCAGAAAGAATAAGCTGAGAAACATTAAAGTTACCTGCTGGTGTTATTGGTGTTAAACCTGCTGACCCCATAGCTTTAGGAATTATAGTTCCTGGAACAAGATTTATTGTATCTGGATTTACAACGCCATCATCTTCCATTTGATAAATACCAGCCATAGCCATTTGAGCGTTTTCTAAAATCATCTCAACAGTTATATTACACGTTTTAATAGCTGCTAATGCGTTTATTAATGGACCCCTGCCATAAACCTCACCAGACGAAGGACTCCATCTAAAACAAACAAATGGATTTGACCCAACGCCACTCATAGTTTTTTCATGCAAAATAGTATCAGTCTTCATGCAAATAGCATAATGATAAAAAGCATCTTGGTTTTTCTTGCTATAGTCTTTGCAAACTATTTCCAGAACAGTAGTTTCTTTATCAGATCCCATATTGTTTTGTACTTTTTGATCAAACTCTTTATCAGGATATAAAAGACTTAAATCATCAAAACGAATATTTTTTCTTTCTCTAAAGATGTGATCTATCTCACCTTTAGGACCAGTATCTAAAACAACTTGAGGTAAAGGTATTGCTCGAAAATTTACTGGATTAATTGAATCTCCTTCTTCAACACAAAGCACACCTGTTCCAACAGCAAGGTCCATAAATGATTCATGAACTTCTTGACTAAAGTTTGAGTTTTGCAAAACTTCAAAAACATAATCAGTTACCTGATCTAAGTCATTATCAATAGAATCTTTTTGTTCTTTAGGTATTTCACTACCAGAAACAAGATCAGCCCATCGAGCAAAGTTAGGAACAATACCTGCTTGTAATCTTGATGCAAATTCTTGAACACCAACTACTGCTGTTTCATCAAAGATCTTTTCATCACGCCTTTGACCAGCCTCTTCATAATAAAATGATTGCCGCATTGGTAATGAATAATCATAACACTCTTCAAAAAGAGGAACCCATTGCTCACGAAAAGCTTTTGCTTTTGCGTATCGCTTTAGTTTTTCTTTGGCTATTGGGTTCATTAGCTATATCTTCCTAAGAAACCTTGTGCGCCAGTACTAGCCATAAACAATGACTCTCTACCATACTTTGATTTTGTACTTGTAGATGCACTGCCACCTTTTCCAGTACCTTTTTTAGATCCTGCTTGTGATGCAGTAATTGCGTCAGCAATATCTTCTTTTTTCTTATTAGCTTTTTTTTGTATTTCTTCCTGTTTTTTTGCATCCGCAGCAATACGCTGATCAGCCGCTGCTTGTTTTTCTGCTCTTGAAGGTCCAAAACACATAATTACATCCTTTGCCATAAATTTTGTTTTCGGGCTGGTGTACGCCTTTTATTAAAAACATCAAAATTTCTTGACGCTACAATCGGCATAACAGGTTTTTGTGTATTCATCAACGCTCTGCCTTCTCCAGCACCCAGTAACATATATTGAAGGGCGTCATGAATATGAGAAAACATGTTTTTATCAGGCTTGTCT